TGTTACAATGAACACTAATACGTTTGCTACTACAACTTCTGCTTTACGCCTCAATGGTTCACAGAACTTTGCAGCACAGCAAACAACACAATCTGGTACCATGCTGCAAGTGATTGGTCTAGCAAATACACCAACCAGAATAATTACAGATTCATACAGTAACACAGGAAATGCATATTCGGTGTGGGCAGGTCGCCATGCTAGAGGAGCAGCAGCATCACCAACAGCATCACAATCAGGTGATGTACTTGCACGATTCTCAGGAAATGGATATGGTGCAACTGGTTATGCCCCTCTTGGTGTCGGTAGAATGGATATTGTTGCTGCTGAAAATTATTCAGATACCAACAAAGGTTCATATATTTATTTTTCTGTAACACCTATTGGTTCAAATGTAATTTCAAGCAATGTAGTATCCATATCATCTAATGGAATGACTATTTTAGGTAATACTGTACCCACACAAAATAATAGTACATGGACACCTTCAATAAACTTTGCATCGGGTTCTGGAACTTATACAACTCAAGTAGGAACATATATCAAAGTTGGTAAAATGGTTTTTGCTACATTCAATATAGTAGCAACAGCAGCAGGAACTGGTAACATTAGCATGAATATTAGCAGTCTATTTGCAACTTCAAATATTTCAAATAGTGTTTCTGGTTCATTAGTAGTTTCTCAAGTTGGTGGTTCTGTAAGTTCCAGTGTAATTGCACCACAAGGATCAATACCACCCGGTGCAAATAGTGTTCCAATTTATACAACATACACAACTTCAGGTGGTGGTGGATCAACAACATATCGACAAATTACTGGTGCAGATTTGGGATCAACGTTCCAAATGTCAGGAACAATTCATTATATCTCAGCAAACTAAATATAGACTATGGCTAATCAGACACTTCTTACATACGGCGCAAAAATATCACAGATCGAACAGGTGTATTATTCACCTGTCGCTGTGTTACCACAAGCAGCCAATAGTGCAATAAATTCAATCTACGTTGCTTTAGCAAAAAATGATCCTTGGTCGGATGAAAATAATCCGCCAATACCAACACAAGATCAACAATACTTGAAAAATTTTATGAAGAGGATATTTGTTGCTAAGAAAGTAAATATAAGCGACATTTCTCCTGTCATTTCAAGGATCAATTGGACAACAGGAACAGTTTATAATTATTATCAAGATACTGTTAATATGCAACAACTTGATGGTAATGGATTTCCTTTATATCAATATTATGTAAAAAACAAATATGACCAAGTCTTCAAGTGTCTTTGGAACAATAATGGCGCAGCATCAACTGTAGAACCTTATTTTGAACCAGGAACTTTCAGTTCGACAAATATTTTTCAAAGTACAGACAACTACAAGTGGAAATATATTTACACAATTGATTTGGCCGCCAAAGTTAAATTTTTAGATTCAGTTTGGATGCCTGTTCCTGTTGGTGAAAACAATCCAAATCCTTTACTTTATTCTGCTGGGGTAGGTAATATTGACGTTATTAATGTTACTAATGGTGGTTCAGGATATGATCCATCTAATGCTGCAATAACAATTACTGTAACAGGCGATGGTCTATATGCAAATGCTACAGCAAACGTAGTCAATGGTGCAATCAATGATATATTGGTAGCAAATACTGGATCAAATTATACATATGCTAATGTATCAATAACATCATCAAAAGGTTCTGGTGCGATAGCAATATCTCCTGTTTCACCTATTGGTGGGCATGGAACAGATCCTATTTCTGAATTAGGCGCAGCACATGTCATGATTACTGCACAATTCAATGCTGCTGAAAGCGGAATTGTGCCTACAGATGTATTGTATCATCAGATTGGAATTTTGATTAATCCAGTTGCTTATAGTACATCACCTGGTCTTGCAAACGGATCAATATATAAAACAACAACAGATTTGATTGTAGCAACAGGTCCAGGAACATTTTCGTTAGATGAAACGATTTATCAGGGTTCAACTTTAGCAACAGCAACATTTACTGCATCAATGTTGAGTTTTGATTCTACAAACAATATAGTTCACTTGATAAATACAACAGGAACACCAACTATAAATTCAACTCTGAAGGGTAACACTTCAGGAGCAACAAGAACCTTATTATCATATACCACATCCGACTTTGTACCACTTTCAGGTTATGTCTCATTTATTGAAAACCGCACAGGTGTACAGAGAAGTGTGGATGGTATAGAACAATATCGAATTGTAATAGGATATTAAAGGAATAAAATGTCACTGAACTTCAATGTCTCACCATACTACGATGATTTTGATCAAACAAAAAACTTTCATCGTGTTCTGTTTAAGCCAGGTGTTGCAGTTCAAGCCCGTGAACTGACACAATCTCAAACAATACTTCAAGATCAGATCACAAAGTTTGCGGATAATATCTTCAAACAAAATTCTCCAGTGACTGGTGGTAACATTACTACCAACTTTAATTGCTATTATATCAAATTACAATCAACATATAATAATGCTGCATTTGATGTTACACAATGGAACGGAAGATTAGTCAAAGATTCAACTGGTAATGTACTAGCCCGTGTTATTGCAGTTGCTGCTGCTACAGGTACAGGTGGCACAGGTGATCCTCCTACACTTGTTGTATCATATAAATCAGGTACACAATTTACTGATGGTGCAGTGATCTATGATACTGCATCCAGTGCTGCTGTACAAGCTATCACAAGTGGTTCAACAGGGCTTTCTTCAGCATCTTCAATTGATGCTGGTGTATTTTACGTTCTTGGAAACTTTGTTCAGATACAACCATCAACAATCATTGTCAACAAATATTCAAATACACCTAATGCAAGAATTGGTCTTACAATCACTGAAGCAATAGTAAATTACAATAATGATTCTTCATTGCTTGATCCTGCTGTCGGTGCATCAAATTACCAAGCACCTGGAGCAGACAGATATCAAATTGCACTTACACTTGATACCCGAACATTGGATTTTGGTGGTGATGACAATTTTATTGAATTGGTTCGTATTACAAACGGAACTATCCAAAAGATGGTTGACGGTTCTGTATACAACGTCATCGATGATTACTTTGCAAAACGTGACTATGAAACAAATGGTGACTATGTTGTCAACGATTTCAAACTGACACCAAAAACATATGTTGCAGATTCTAGCAAATACACAATGAGCATTGGTAAAGGTCTTGCTTATGTACACGGATACAGAGTAGAGAATCCTGCAAGTATTGATCTGGTTTCAAATCGTGCCAGAACATATGCAACACAGAACAATGATCCAATTACAGCAGATTATGGTAGCTATTTCTTTGTTGATACTGTCAATGGAGCCGGCGGTAATTTCTTTGGCGTAACAACATACCAATCAATCGATCTACATTGTGTTCCTGTTGCTAATGTCAACACAAGCACATCATCTGCATATTCAGCTACTGTTGTTTCATCAGGCTATATTCGTGGTTTGGTGTATAACAGCACAACAGGCACTGCATCAAACAATTACATTTACAAAGCATATGTTTCTGATTTGCAAAATGCATCACCATCTGCAAATGCTATTGCTGGTTCAACAAATACCATTACTCTACCATCAACATATTCAAATGCAAGTGGTGCATACAATGGTGTTACGATCTCGATTATAAAAGGTCCAAGTGCTGGCGATTTTAGAACGATCACTGACTACAACGCTAGTACAAAAGTTGCAACAGTTAATCAAAACTGGACAACAACACCAACTACATCTAGTGTATTTGCATTGAATTTTGATATTAAAGATGTTGAAACTGTTCTTGCAGTTGATGGTTCTAGAAATCTCCAAAGCTATGCAAACATCAACACATTGAGTCGTGCAAACGGAACATCTACTGGCGCAACNACACTTATTAATCCATCATCTCCTGAATTGGTCATGCCAATCGGAAGCCCATATGTTCGCTCACTGAGTGGTACACAATATACTTCAACACAAGAGTGGACAGGTGTTGGTTTTGATGGAACTGGTACTGCTACTATCTCATTTACATCAGGTTCAGGTGCTCCTTATAACGGCGTTCTATTGTTCCCAACAACAGGAACTCTTGCTGGTTCTGATGTTCCTAATTACTTCACAGTCGTTGTTACAAACAAAGGCGCTACATCACTGAACGTTGGTGATATTATTCCTTGGACAACAGCAGGTCGTTCTGTATCGATTGATGCAACAAAGAAAACAGCAACGTTCACTGGTACTGCCAGCATGGCAAGTATCACTGCTACTATAGTTGCAAAGGTTTATGTCACAAATGCTGATGACACTTCTCGCATCCTCAAGACAAAAACTCTGATCACTGCAAATACAACAGCAGTTTCTTCAAGCAATACACAAGTCAACACATATACCTTTGTTGATGATACTGCAACCACATCTTCAGGCCAAATTCATATTCAGGCTGCTGGTCTTGTATCTCCTGGTACAAAACAAAGTCTGTATCTAAGTGATGTAAAATCTCTTGTCAAGATTTTAGTAAGCACAGGTGCACCAACAACTGCTAATCTATCCAGCTATACAGATGTAACATCACGCTATAGTTTTGATAATGGTCAAAGAGATAGCTATTATGATCATGCATCTATCACACTGAATCCAGGTGCAACACAACCAGTTGGTGATTTGCTAGTATTTGTAAATTACTACCAACACACTGGTGGTGATGGTTACTTCGATGTTAACTCATATGTTAATGACACATATCAACAACTTCCAACCTATACAAGCAAGGGTGGTACATTATATTACTTGAGAGATTGTGTTGACTTTAGACCTGCAAGAAAGAATGCTCAGACTGCATTCATCTTCAGATATTCAAACGCAACATCAAATTATGGTCTATTCTTGCCAGTTGATACAACAACTTTCAGTGGCACATATTCTTACTATCTTGGTAGAAAAGATAAGTTGGTATTGAGCAAAGATAGAAGTTTCCAAATTATTGAAGGAACACCTTCTATAACTCCAATCTATCCTAACGAACCTGATGGATCGTTGGTTGTTGCAAACCTGATTCATGATCCATACACAGGTTATCTGCCAACAGAAGTTCCTACTGGATATGTTCCAAATCTTTCTGTACAGAAAGTCAAGCACAAACGTTATACAATGGAAGATATTGCTGGGCTTGAACAGAGAATCAACAATATTGAATACTATGCTTCATTAAGCCTGCTTGAACAGAATGCACAATCATTACAGATTTCAGATGCATATGGTTTGAATAGATTCAAGAATGGTATTCTAGTTGATGATTTTTCAAGCTATGCTACAGCAGATACTCAGAACACAGATTACTCAGCTACTATCAATCGTCGTGATAGAAAGATGACTGCTACACAAACAGTCAGAAACTTCCCATTATTGGGTTCTGCTGTTGTGAGTAACATGGGATTACCTTCTGCATCAACTATCAGTGGATTGGGTTACGCAATCAATAGTGAGGGTTATATC